GGCTACAAAGACCACAGCCGCAGCGGAGGGTTCAACCGCCAGAATGCGACGAATGAATGGACGCCGAAGACTCTGGCTTTTGACCGCGACGTGGAATTCTTTGTGGACTCCATGGATGTGGACGAAAGCAACCAAACCCTCGCTGCCGCGAACATCACCAATACATTCCTGACGGAAAAGGCAATCCCGGAAACGGATGCCTATCGTATCTCGAAGCTCCACGCGGATTATGCGGCTGCGGGAGGTGTGCCGGATACCACGGCATTGACTGCAGCAAATGTCCTCAGCATCTTTGACGGCTACATGTCCCAGATGGACGATGACGAAGTGCCGGAAGAAGGCCGTATGCTGTACTGCACGCCTGCCGTGCGCAAGCTCCTGAAGGAAGCGCAGGAAATCAGCCGCTATATTGACGTTTCAAAAGCGTCCGCCGGTATTGACCGGCGCGTGCACAGCCTGGACGACGTCACAATCCAGATGGTGCCAAGCGGACGGATGAAAACAGCCTATGATTTCACGGACGGCTATGCTCCGGCAGCCGCGGCGAAGCAGATTAATATGATCCTTGTCCACCCGACGGCGGTCATTGCGTGCGACAAGCACAGCTATATCCGCCTCTGGGCGCCGGGGACACACACGCAGGGCGATGGCTGGCTGTACCAGAACCGCAAATATGGTGACCTGTTCGTGCTGGAGAACCGTATCCAGGGCATCAAGATCAACGAGCAGGGTGCGTAAGGAGGAATCAGGATGTTTGCAGTAAAAGCAAACCGGCAGTATACCATTACGGAAGCAGAAGCCGGACGATATCAGGATGAAGGATATGATATCCTTTCCGACGATGCAAAGAATGTGCTGAGGCAGGGCAAGGGGAAAACGGTGCCCTATGTCAAATACCAGGAAGCGCTGGACCAGATAGCGGACCTTCAGAAGCAGCTGGGCGCGGCCGGGAAGAAGAAGGAGTAGGCCATGCCAACTGCGCTGAGATATGTTGCGAAAGCCGAATATGAAGCGATGTTCCCGGATGGGAAAGCCTCGGAATCCGAGCTGTCTCAGGCGGAATACGACGTGGATGCCCTGACTTTCAACCGAATCCGAGCTTCCGGCGGAATATCCGGGCTGACAGAGTTGCAGCAGGAACTGGTAAAGCGCGCCGTTTATTTGCAGGCGGGGTTCCGCCATGATTATGGGGACCTTCTGGATAATCCGCTCAGCAGCTACGGTATCAATGGCGTGTCGATGCAGTGGGACCATTCCGTGCTGGTCCAGGAGGGGCCGGTCCGCACGACGAACGCGGTTATCTCTCTCCTGCAGCAGACCGGCCTGGCCTACCGGGGCCTTGAAAGGCGGCGGTACACATGAAATGGCCTGAGCTTGTGCCCGCCGGTGTCTGCACTACGCCGATTAAGGTTGTAGTGACAGATGGCATCAATGAAAACGGCACCCCGAAGCAGGCCGCGGTGTTTGAAGGAATGTGCAATTATTCGGAGAAATCGAAAAATGTCCTGGACGAAGAGCGCCGCTTAATCACTTTGAAAGCTACCGCCCTTTTTCCGGGGGACATTGCCCCGGGAAAAGATATTGCCGGGAAAGCCATAATCAATAACGGTACCGCCACAAGGCGGATATATCGGTCAAGCCGTGGCCGGAATCCGGACGGTACGGTCAATTTCACGCAGCTGGAGCTGATGTAAATGGGTATCGGGGTTAAGGTTGAACTTGACGCCGCCGCCATCGCAAGATTAAGCGGCGCGATAAAAACGGCGGCGGAACAATCCATAGAAGCACTGAAAACAGACGTCGTTTCTGCTCAGGTGATGCCGTTTGATACCGGCGATATGCAGAATAACCAGACTTTCACGGAGACCGGGGACGACGGTGACAGCGTGACGGCACGCCTTGTCACCGGTTCTCCGCAGGCCCGCCGGCTTTATTATCATCCGGAATACAATTTTCAGAAGGGAAACAACCAGAACGCCGGCGGCGAATGGCTGGAGCCGTGGATTGACGGTGACCGAAAAGATTTTCTAGGGAACACCTTCCGTGATGAATTCAAAAAGGAATCGGGTGTGTAGATGCTGACGCTGGAAGAAGTGAAAGACTGGCTGGAGAGCCAGGATGATGCCCTTAAAGACTGCATCGCCGTCGGCGGGATTGATGGGGATAAAGAAAAATATGTCGGTATCTACCCACTCGGGCTGGCAGGAGACGCACAGCGAATCTGTATCGGAGGCGCAGAGCAGACAAGATATCAGGTTTGCCGGATGTCGGTGCTGCTGCACTGGACGGAAAACGCCGTTACGGCGGAAAACAAGGCCGTGGAACTATATAACCGGTTCTACGGCCTTTCTCATGTCAGCATGGGGAAAACGGGCGTGATTTCAGCCGATCCGGGTCCGGGGCCGATTCCGGTCGGCAAAGACGCCAATGGGATTTGTGAGTATGTGATTCAAATCAAATTCAGATATGAAAGGAATGAGCGATGATGGCGAGCACAGGGGTATTTCCCTGCTATGAAAATCAGTTTTCGGTTGGCACAAAAGGCGAAACAAGCACGGATACCGATATGAAGCCGATTGCCGAAATGGAATCCTACAGCATTAAATTCGACGGCAAGCCGCAGGAATGGACGCCGTATGAGACCGACGGCTGGACGGAGCGCATGATGACCGGGAAAGGGTTTACGCTGTCCGTTTCCGGGAAGCGATGCGTCGGCGACGCCGGCAATGATTATATTGCGGGCCTTGCATGGCTGAATGGGAGAAGCTGCAATACAAAGATGACGTGGAATTTTCCATCCGGCGGGAAACTGGAATTCAACGCGGTTGTCAATGTAACGTCGGTTGACGGCGGAAAGAGCGAAGATGTTGCGCCGCTGGAATTTGATGTGCTGTCAAACGGAAAACCAACCTATACGGCACCGGCGGCATCCGGCGCATGACCGCAACACAACTACGGAAGCCCTCTGCCTTTGCAGGGGGCTGAAATTTTAGGAGGAATCAAGATATGGGAAAACTTTATACACTGGATGGAAAGCTTTTAACCGAGACACCGGAAATCCGCATCGGAGATAAGGTGTATCCGGTCGATGACCGCCAGAAAACAGTAAAGAAACTGATGAAGCTGCAGACGCAGGTATCCGGCTCATCCGACCCGAACGAAACTGACAGGCTGACAATGGAAGCTTTCCGGCTTGCCTTTGGGGACAAGGCGGCGAAGGAAATTGACGATATGAACATGCCGTTTGCCGCTTACCAGCGCCTGTTTGAGCTTGTAATTTCTGCCATGACCGGTGAAGAGCCGGAAGAAATCGACGCCCGATTTCAGGAGGCCAAGCAGCAGGCAGGTAAGCAGTCCACAGCAGAAAAACAGCAGCCACACCTGGTATGACGTCGATTTTGATGCCGTGCTGATTGAGCAGAGCATTGCAAAACAGTACGGCGTGCTCCCTTCCGAGCAGGGCAGCCTGAAATATTCCGACTGGGCGAAAATGGTTGGCGGGCTGATGAAAGATACCCCACTCGGCCAGACCGTATTGATCCGGTCGGAAAGCGATCCGGAAGTCCTTAAATATTTCACGCCGGAGCAAATGGCAGTCCGCCGGAAATGGCATGGATTCCAAATGCACCATACGCCGAAGCTCACAGTGCAGGAACAGCGGCGGCAAATTGCCCGGTTTGAAAAAATGTTTGCTTCCATGTTCGGGAAGAAAGGCGGGTGAATTTCATGGCCGGCGGTGTGTCGGTTGGGGTTATTACTCTGGACCTAAAAATACTCAACAGCCTTCAGGCACAGTTGGACGCGATTGCCGCCGGGGCACAGAAATCCGCCCGGCAAAGTTTTTCCCGCGTTGGGGAGACCGCGGGGAAAGCCATGCAGGAACCGGTCAAAAGAGCCGGAGAGGCTGTGCAGAAAGCAATTACCGCGCCGGTTGAAAAAGCGCAGAAAGCAGTCGGCGACAGTGTCCGGAAGACGCAGGCCGAAGCGGATGAACTTACGGCGCGGATTAACGCGTCGATTAAAGCAAATCAGGCAAAACTTGCCGCGGAGAAAGCGCCTAAAGAAGTGCTTGAAAAAGCATTTGCACCAAAGCCGCTTGCCCACCAGTACTCTACTGCGACTGAAATGTTTGCCCAGCGCGGAATAAAAGATGAA